AACACCAAAAAACAGGGTATATTTAAGCGACTAGCGACTATCTTTGACAAGGTTGTAGCCTTGTATTTCTGTCCTTTATCATAGCAAGTCTCAATTATAGCTAAAGGTTCGTAGCAACGTGGACAGCACTCAATAGAATCAATATCAATCATGGCAATTCCATCATACTTTCTGTGCCAATCGTTATATACACCATTGGAGAAAGCGTAAGTTTGTCTAGCCATTAAATAATCCTAACTCTTTTTCAATTCTATCTTCAGCAAGTTTTATATAGTCAGAATTTAATTCAATTAAAATAGAATTACGATTATTTAGAGCAGCAACAATACCAGTAGTTCCAGCACCACCAAATGGATCTAAAACAATACCATCTTCAGGACAACCAGCTTTAATACATGGCTCAATTAAATCTTTAGGGAAAGTAGCAAAGTGTGATCCTTTAAATGGCTTAGTAGTTATAGTCCAAACATTTCTTTTATTTCTACCTTTTTCTGCAAAATTACAATCTTTACCACCAGTTTGTTTTGATCTGCCAGGTGTAGCATCAACAAAGGCACTACCCTTTTTTCTATCTCTTCTACCCCAATCTTTTGCAGGTTCTTTAATAGATTCATGGTCATAATAATATTTCTTAGATTTAGTTATTAACCATATCTTTTCATGGCATGAAGTAGGTCTATCTCTTACACTTTCAGGCATTGGGTTTGGTTTATGCCAAATAATTTCTGATCTTATATACCAACCAGCATCTTGTAGAGCTATCGCAATTCTATTAGGTATCATCATTAAATCTTTATCTTTTAAACCAGATGCTTTTAATAATTTACTATCTCTAGTATGTGATTTACCTTTTTCTATCTCATGTGCTTTTTCTCTTGTAGTTCCTTTGGCTAAAGTTTGACCTATACTTTTACAATCTTTATGGTTTGAATAACTATCTCCAACATTCCACCAGATAGTAGCTGTATCTTTTAGTTTAGGTTTAAAGGTTTCAAAAACTTTAACTGTATTAGCAAGATAATCTTGATAAGTTTTTTCTAAACCAAACTGACCATCAACTCCATAATCTCTTAATCCGAAATAGGGTGGCGATGATACCACACAATCAATAGAGTTATCTTCAAGTTCTTTAATCTTGTCTATACAACTACCTTGTAGTATTTTTATCATTCCCTTTTTTTTCTAGCTGAATTTTTAATTCTTTTATTTCATCTTTTAGTTTTGTGATATGCCAATCTTTAATATTATTATCAGTTTGTAAAACATCAATAGTTTTTTCAAGATCATTACTCCCTCTTTCTTTATCTTCTTTTAATTTTTTTAATTCTTTTCTTAATTTCTTTAGCTCCATATTATCATTAACCTCATCAAACATACCTTCATAGGTCATTTTAATACCTCAATCTTTTTAACTACCGATCTAGGATAAACTGTAGTATTGCCAACTGTAAGTGTACCATCATCATCAAAACTATGTGATGCAAAAATAATAAGTTTCTTTTGGTCTTTGTATAATAAATAACCTGTATCTTCACAAAAAGAGTATACTTGATCTTTTGCTTTATCAAGTGTCATCCATTCAGAACAGCTAACAATATCAACCCAAATTATTTTAACTCTTTTGTATTTAAACTTTGGTGTTCCACCAGCTTTCATATAGATCCTTCAATGTAACTTTATTTTTTGTAACTTCTATAATTTTCTTAACCATTTCAGGATCAGGAAATCTTTTTATCTTTGCTGTTAAACACCACCTCTGAACCGAAGTGCCAGGATTTTGTACCCCTTGTATGCCAAGCTCTAACCCAAAATTATAATAGGATAAACCTTTGTCCTTTCTGTATTCTTCAAGTGTCATAATTCCTTTCTATTTATATGATTTGTATTGATATATTATAGAATAATTATCTTTACAAGCAAATAAATAACTGTATAAATAGTGGAAAACAAAGGAACTTATGAAACTTAGAGAACAAACACAAGAACAGCTTACAGATAATGCGTTTAAAATATTTAATGGTGGTGAAGGTTTAGATCATTGGTCATACTCATCAACCTCAACTCCATTTGCTAAAAATTTAATTAACTATACTTTTCCACAGGAAGTTAGAAGAAAATTTCCATTTAGACACTCAGCACATTTTGGTAATTTAGTAAACAACACAGTACAGCGTTTAATATCTGATGTAATTTATACCACAAAGAAAATTAAAAAAACTGAGTTTACAAAAAAAGATAGAGATTACAACACAGCTTATCAAACAGAGTTAAAATTTTTAGATGAGAAAAAACCTGTCGATAAAAAAGATGAGTTCGCAAGAAAAGAAATGTTGAACTATGTTCATGATGCAATCTCTGAAACTAAAAAAGTTGTGCAAGAAATATTGGGTAAAGAAAAAATGGTTTGTGAAAGGTTTGTCGAGCAAAAAGAAATGACCATGATTAAACCCATCATAGGCAGAATAGATTATGAAACAAAAAATAAATTTATAGAACTTAAAACTAAACCACCAAGAGTTTATAAAACAAAAGGTAAAGAAGAGTGGACAATGCGATCCCAAGATTTACCGAGTGAGCCATTGCTTACTAATATAACACAGACTTCATTCTACTATATGGCAACAAAAAAAATACCTTACCTCGTTTATGTAAACGATAAGGGGTCAAAGGTTTTTGATTCTAGCCATGAGTTGTTGAAGCCAGATCATTTAGAATATCTTTATTTTAAAATGGTTGAGAAGATTCTTTTGTGGGAAAAGATGATTATGTTTTGTGAAGGTAGCATAGATAAGTTAGCTTTGATGTGCGAACCGCCAGATATGGATCATTTCTTTTACTATAAAGATTTAACTAAAGATCAGGAAAATTTAATAAATAAACTATGGGGAATAAAAATATGAACAACATATATAAGAAACTACACAATGCTTGTAATACAGCAAGTTCAGTAAAGAAAGCAACTAAAGTAAAAGGTATGCACTTTAATCCTTTGCTCCACGACGATGTTTTGCGAGTGTCAATGGAAGCGTTACTAGGTAATGGATTATATCCTACTTGCAGTTATGTAACAGATGTAACAGACAAGTGCGTAATTGTAACTTGCACCATGAAGATACATGACATTGATGCACCAGATAATTTTGTAATGATTGATGGGTGTACTGCAATGGCTAGTCTTGATAAATTTGGAAGCGGTCAAGCAATGTCATATGCTAGAAAGTATGCTTTTCTAAATGCTTTAAATTTAAAAACAGGATTAGATTTAGAAGATGGCTACAACGCACAACCATTTAAACAAAATTCTCCAGAGAAATCTGTAGAAGCTAACCCACAATATGAAGATGATAATGTGGATGTAGAAGAGATAAAGAATCGTATCAAAAATTGTAAAACCATTGAACAATTCAATTTGGTTAGAGACAAATATAAAGATCAGATTCAATATCTAATTAAAAATAACTTGAGAGCTTATAGACAAGTTTCAGATATAGCTGGAACTCATAAGATCAAGTTAGATAACAATAATGCTCAACAATAAAGTTGAGAAATAACAAAGGAGTAAACATGAGTGAAGATGTAATATGGGTAAACTTAGTACCTAACGAAAATAAGACAGCTGACAATCATCCTGATTGGGTTGCACCACCAAATACAAATGCACCTGAAGGCAAGAAGTGGACTATCGGTGTCAATGTAAATGGAGTTTGGTGGAATCAAGCAGGTTGGAATAACAAAGATGAACAAGGAAACTTGGAGGGAATTACCATTAAAATGACTCCCAATAATGCAAGTGGTTCATCTAAAGCTGCACCACAAAATAAGGGGTTTCAAAAAAAACCATCTTATGATAACAAACAATCATATAAGTTTTAATTAACTTATATAAGTCTTGGAGGGGTTTTTTCTTTCTAGTTCCCTTTCGGTAGTTTTCCTCTCCAGGACACAAAAAAAATATGGACAAGAAAATTACAAATATAGATCAAGAGATTGAGAAAAAAATTATTGATGATCGTCAAAAAGATTATGGTAATTATCAAGAAAATTTTATTATGTTAGCAGAAATGTTTACTATTATCTTAGCTAGTAGTTTAAAAAAACGAGTAAAACCACACCAAGTAGGTCAATTAATGATGGCATTAAAATTATATAGATCAACAAAAAATTTTAAAGCCGACAATTATACAGATTTAAGTATATATAACAAGATGACAAGAGAAATACACAAAAAAGAGGTTGCCAAAAAGGATAAAAATGAATAAATATAAGAGATTAAAGCATGGTGAAGCTAATTTTATATTAGAAGAACGCTTTGATGACGTGAAGAAAGCTGCAAACCCTAGCACCGAGGGTGAATTTGTAGAAATTAAAATTAATGATTTAAAAATTAATTTTACAAAAGTGATAAAGGAGCAAGATGGTAAAAATAAAAAATCGTCTGCAGAAACTGATGGACAAACAAAGAAAGAAAAGTGAGGAATATGTCCAAACAGTTCAAAAAGCTAATAAGTTAAAAGCTGAAAGCTATAACTTACATTTACAAGTAGCTGAGTGCAGAGAAGAATTAATGACAGCTAGATAGTTATTAATTATTATTAAAAAAAAACTAAAGGAATATGAGGGGGATCTATGACTAAAAATAAAATATTTACTGAAATTAAACTTGCTATGAGAGCTGGACACTATCGTGATCTAACTTTTAAAGAAAAAAAAATATATAAAAACGCATTTAAGAATGGGTACAAATTAGCAAAATTACATACTAAGAAAAAAAATCCAGAATCTTATAAACCAAGAAAGATTGTAGGTTATACATTTGCTAAACCTAGTGCAAGAGTTGTTGAAAGTATTATTAATAAAATTTGTATTCGTTATGAGGTTCACAAAAAAAGTTTAATGAGTAGAACTAGAACACAAGATTTGGTTAGAGCAAGAAACATTATTCATAATCTTTTATATGAAAGATATAATTTAAACCTTACAGATATAGGTAAATATTTTAATCAAGATCATACAACAGTTTTACATTCTATTGAAATGAAGAAAGACAAACGAAGATTTTGGGATGCTAGTCAAAGCATTTGGTCAGAGTTTCAAGAATTAAAAAATACTATTTCTTAATGTATAAACAAAAATGTTTTAAATGTAAAAAAGCTGCTGTAATTATAGAAAATAAAAAATATTTTTGTGCTGATTGTTATTTAAAACTAAAAAAAATATTTATTTCTTAAAACCACTTAGCATAGACTTGTAAGTTTTTTTAGTAATTGTACTTTTAGCTTTACTTTTTGAAGTACCAGATTTTTTTTTCTGGTTGATATTATAGTACAATCCTTTCTTGGCTTTTGTTCCATCTTTTTTAGTATGATAACCTGGCATTGTTTTTCCTATTGTTAATGTATTGGTTGAAGCATAACTCATCTTTACCATTATGGCAAAACTTTTTTTTCTCTGCGTTGACTATCCAATTACCCTTATCACTCATTAATTGTTTACCACATACTTCACAGTAGCCACAAATTAATATTTGATCTTTTGATCTAACCCAAGTTTTATTTTTTTTCATTAAATAATTTGTTTTTTTTCACACATAAACCTAGTGTAAGCTCCATATTTATTTACAAATTCTGGAGTTAAATTAGATATAAGTTCTTCTGAATATTTATATCCATAAACTGTACAATCATACATACTATTAAATTGTACTTGAGGTGTAGGAATAGTTTGGCACTTATTACTTGGTGTGGTGCTACACATCAGCATAATTAAAACAATTACTTTCACTTTTTTTTATTTTTTTTTTTACAATTACAAAATTTAAAAGTTAAAACATCTTCTACTTTTTCAAATTGATCATCAATCCAACCAAAAAATTTTAATAACAATCTGTCTACCATTTTTTACAACTCCAATATCTTGCGGTTAATTTATTAGTTGCTGTAGCACATCTATGTCTAGCACGAAAGGATTTTCTTCTAGCTGGATCAGATTTTTTTATAGTCATGTTAGCATCTCCATATCTAATGAGCTTTACCTTGTTGCCTGACTTAGCTAATACAGCAAACTTTTTAGTTTTAGTTCTAGCTTTCTTT